CTGCTGTATATTTTTTGTATCATTTGCAGATACGCCGTTCTCAATGTTGTCCATTGCTGCTTCTGTAATTACTTCTCCGTCTTCCCAGTCTTTCTTTGTATATGCCATAACTCATACCTCCTATTTTGCTTTACCTACTTTTGCCTTTCCGACTTTCCCCCTGCCTACCAAGGCGAGGTCTTCAGGGGGTGCTATTCCCCCACCGACACTTTAACTACAGCTTTCTTGTTGTCATTTGGAATAAATTCTCCAGCCTTACCAGCTCCCTGCAGAGCTACTCCGTCAAAGTCTTCCGATTCAATCGTTCTCGCTGTGTTAATTCCGGTAAATGCTTTTGCAACTCCGGCAATATATGCATAGGCGCATTCTTTAGACTGGAATAATTCATCCGGAATCTCCTCTACAAGGAATCCCTTGAACTTCACAACTTCATTGCCATCAATGTTTACAGTAGAGTTTTTAGCAGTTGTATTCAAAGGATGATCCGAAACGGCATTGTACAGATCGGAGCAAACCTTAATTTTTTTCGTTCCAACTGCTTCGATGTTGTTAAAATACTTAGACAGCTCATTAAACAGCTTTAATACATTGTCTTCTGTATAATCAGTAACACTTAAAGTTTTTCCGGCAGATGTGGAAATAAATTTTCCGTGCTGCTTGTTAAACTGCTTTGTCTTAGCCCTCGCCTGCAGTTCCAAGCGATCTGCTACCGCAACGTCAAAATCATTGTTTACCGTGTGTCGGTCAATTCCCTCGTGGTAATTCCATCCCCAAGAGTAATTAACCGGCGTGTTCGCGTAGATAATCTCTTTTCTCTCCCCGAAACGGCTAGAGTTCCCTGTTCCCGTTCCAAACGCTTTCGTAGCTGTTTTATCGTACCCAGTTCCAACCACAACCGGAATGTCTGATGTTTTTACATAAAAGGCTGTTTCATTTTCTCTGACTCCATCCAGTGCCTCAAGTTCGCCGCCGAAAAAATCCGCGAAATAAGACATCTTTTTAAATACTGCCTGCAAAAGTCTTTTAAACTCAAGCTGGTAGCTCCTTACCGGCATATCATTGTTGTCTCCTGCCGCAAATAACTGTAACATCATAAATTCTTTATTCTTCATCTTCACATTCTCCTTTATTTATACTTTGCAAGTCTCTTTTCGAATTCAGACATTGGACTTCCTGAGTTCGTCATGGTTTTTGGTGTAGATCCGGTTGCTCTGGCGATCTCGGCTTTCTTAAGCTGGGATTCCACGATTTTCATCAGAGTGTCAATTCTTGCATTGGTATCTGTTTCATCGGCGCCCACAATAAAATCAAGCACCTCTTGTGTTGCCTCAATGCCTTTTTCTGCAAGGACTACGGATGCATTTCTGCTGAGCTGATTCTTAACAGACTCTGCTTTCAGTCTCTCATTTTCTTCCTTTAACTTGTCCATATCGTACTGCTGTTTCTGCTCTGCATTCATTTTTGCAACTTTAGCTGCTTCTTCCGCTTTCTGGTCAGCATCTTCCTGCCATTTCACTTTCGCATTTCCGAGTGCTGTTTCGATTGCTTTGTTGACTCTCCGGTCAAATTCTGCTTGGTTCTTTCCATCCTTTAAAAAGTCCTCAAACGTATTACCGGAAGTTCCCTGATCTCCCTCATTGCCCTGTGTTTCTTCGCCATTTACGCCGGATCCATTGCTTTCTGCCCCAGTTCCTTCGTCTTCGGCAAATAACTGTAATGCCATAAATTCTCTAAATTTCATATCTTTTCCTTTCTGCCCCAGTCCATCCACTGTCCAGACCGTTGCTTTAAAATAGATTGCCGGTTCTTTACCGCCTGCCGGAAAAAGGCATAAAAATAACACATATCTCTATGTGCTAATGTCTTACCTATTCAATTTTTCCGCACTTTACACAACGCCTAACATATCCCTTTGTAGCCTTGTTGTAGTGCTTGCAATACTTGTGTTTGCAGAATCTCTGCTTTAACCATTTGAACATATCTACTCCTAAAGTAACGCCTGTACCTGTTCTTTCAAACTCTCCGGTACATTATCAATTGTCAAGTGTCCACCTTTAATCCTGTTCGCCAAAAACTGTGCCATCATTTCACCTCCGCTTCCATTGTTGCTAAAATCAGCTCCTGAACCGCCTGATCTGTGACTTCCTGCGCCGCCTGCGTTGCTTTTAAGTCTTTCTGCAATTTACCGTAGGCGCTCATACCATCGTCCACTGCTTCATACTCTTTTATTACATTCTCCTCTGTCTCCGTATATCCGACAAAGACCAGATTACTAAATCCCTCTGGCTTCTCTTCCTTGAGCGGCTTATAGCCCTCCTTTTTGATGGAGCTGATTCTTACAGTTCCGTTTTCCATGATTTTTGCGTAATTCATGTTTAAATCTCCTTTCGATATGTTACTTTAATGTCTGGGTCAAGCTCCCCTCCGTCCGCTGTGATGACTGTGGTAGGGTAATAGGTTTTTAATGCTCGGATTGCGTTCTGCTCGGACTGTGGGAGGGGAACGAATTCGGTGGTTTCTGATTTTCCGATAATATTGAGTGGGTATTCTTTCAATTTTTCTTTGATTTCCGAAACTGTTTTCCCGTAAAACTCTTGAGTGTTAAGCGTATAAAGCACATTATTATTGGCATTCCCGAATAAGACAAATGGTTCCCCGTTCGACATTCTCTTTGCATACAACTTGTCGCAATATCCAGTTTTTTCTTTCTTGTCAATATTTTTGACGTAAACATAGAATCCGTTGGGCACATACAAAGAAATACTAGCGGTTTCATCAATTGTTGCTATCACGCTCCCATACAGCCACCCAATCTCTCCACCCTGCTCTACCAGTCTGTCCCACTTTGTGAGAGGGCGGTCGGATGTGAGGGTGAGTGTTTGCGGTTGATGGTATTGCTCAAATTCATTCATAGCTGTTCCATATTCCATTTGGATTTTGGAATCAATCGGCGCTCTTGCATTCGATATACTAGCCCGAATGTATTTTGCGTTTGATGGAGTTTTAAATTTTCCAGTAAAATGCTGAACTATCTTCTTTCCGTTTTCGTCATATACGTTGATATTACCTTCCCATATTACTCCATTTGCAGAAATGACATAATCTGTATTTGGTTCAATTTCAACTGGTTTGTCAAAAGTATTCATTGTTACTAGATCGCTAACAACATTCATGTCGTCCGTTATGAATTTTCCCTTTAATAGTTTCCCGTTAAAAAGATTTCTTCCAGTAACCTTCACATCCACTTCATACTTCTGCTTCTCATCATTCCACTTTCCGACACTCTTGATTTCCTGCGGATATTCTGGGCTTGGGGAGGGTTTACCGCCTGTGTAGGGTTCGTAGGGTGTTACAGTAGTACTTTCTTCCACCTGAATATCTACAATACTCACACCTATTTTGTGTATTTCGCCATCTGGATTTCCGGAAAAACCAATGTACAGTTTCCCATCTTCGTTTGTCGTAATTACTCTTTTCTGTCCATCGCTTACGACATACCGAATTGTAGAATTTCCGACATTCATTGTTGTATGTACAGATTTGATTACACATTGGAAAGCGTACTTGGTGTTTGGTTTCAAGCTTAATTCTATCGCATATATTACTGATCCTGCGATTGTTACTTCTTTATAATTTTCCTTGTTTTTCGCAATATTGGAGTCAAACAAATTTTTCCCAGTAGTCGTCACCTGCTCCGTCTTCCCACCAAGCTCCAACCTCTCGAGCGGCGCATCCAAGCTGTTCGGAAGTACCAACATCCCTGCCCCCTCTAGCTCTACCCTGTCATAATTCGGTGGCTGTGGAGTGGAGACTCCTAGAGGACAGATCATATCCACTCCTATGATTCCTGTTCCGTCTACCATTTTAAGCATTGTACTTCTACTCCTTTTTCGCTTGTTGCTGTGGGGATGATTTGGACGATGTTTCCATCCTTATCAAAGTACATTTTATCCCTTAGAATCACACACTGCGCTGTATTAGCGGGAATTAACATACTCTCCTCTTTTGTCGCACCATCCTTGAGACCAACATACACATCACCATCCGTAAAATTTTTCACAAGATATGCTCTTCCCTCATGCGCAAATTCAAGAACTAATGCTTGTTCACTTACTGTCGCCGCCCTGATAAAAGTTTCTGTTTTACTCATATTCTCACCTCACTTTCACATATTCCGGAAATTCTTCCGCAATCAAACAGATGCCAATGAAAAAGGAATCCACCAGAGTTTTTGATTTCTCTGACAGATTCCTGTATTCTATCTCAGCCTTTCCGGGAGATATTCTGTATTCTATTTCATCATCCGTTAAGTCATCAATCGACTGAATCAGCGTCTGTGTAAGTGCTGTCACAGCTGCACACACAATATCTTTTCCCGGCTCCGCATACCCGGCGTGTCCAGAGATTTTAATTCGCTCTGGTCGAATTCTCACCTCAATCAAATCGCATCACCTCCAAAATGCGCATAAAAATACCATCAGCCCGCTCGACCGATGGTATTACATTGCTTCAATTTCTACTTCTTTTACTAGATCGTTTAACGACTTTCCACTATAAAATTTATCATTCATAACTTTATCCACATTATCATACTCTTTCACGTCATCGCCATGCCACGCTTGATATGTCGGAACATAATTATGAACTTCAACTGTCACTCCAGATGACAATCCTCTGTAAGAGAAAGAAATATCATTGCAACACTCAGATAAAATTTGTCTTAATTCATCTTTATTCATAATATATCCCCATTCTTCTTTCTTTCCTCTTCGCTTAATTCGCGAGTTGTCTTATCCTTCAGTCTGCCGTCTTCTCCCCATGTATAGTCATGCGCGTGTTCCCCATGATTTCCATAAGGATGCTGCTTAGGATTCCCGTGTGCGGTTGTATGGATATCTTTAAATTTTAATTTCGACTCTCCATAAAAAGCTCTTACATCTACTTTCCCGTCTTTTCCGATATGGTCTATTACCGCTCCTGCCTCTGCCATTTTAGGCGTTCCAGAATGTCCGCTGACGGTTTTATCTGCTTTTATTATACCAAACGTAGATTTCTTTTCAACCCTCTCCTTCCAAGTTTCAAAATCCATTCCATGCTTATGGTATCCATCCAGCCACTCTCGATACTCTTTATCGTCCATATATGCTGCTGTACTGCACCGGCAACGTGGATGCATTGGATGTGCATTTTCTCCCGGCATCATTTTTGATACTTTAAAATGTTTTCCGTCCAACGATCTACAGATCGGACAGGCGGTAGGTTCTGCGATAAACTCATACTCGTCAAATCCGTTGCGGATATAGGACTGCTTCTGCGCTTCTGCCTGCACCCTTGACAGTTCTGTTGCCATCAATCTCTCCGTATTTTCCCGGCTTACTCCAAACAGCTTGGTAAGATGCCTTGCTAGTACTCTTGGATTCTTGCCCTGTATCAAACCAGTCTGCAACAGTTTGGACAATTCAGTTTTCAGCATATCCTGGTACATCCAAATACGATCCGAATATTTTGCATTATGGAATGAAGCATTTACGATCGAATGTGCCATCTTCGCATTGTTCTGGATGGATTTTCCAAGGATTCCCGCCTGCCTTTCAAATTCTTCCAGTGTTTTCTCTGTCAGGATCTGGTCAAAATACTTCTGAAGCTCATCAAATCCACCAACAAGATGCATTCCGATATTTGCTTTTAGCATTTCAAGCCTGTTGATCTTCATAGCTGCATTGTATAGCCGCATCTCTTCATTGGCTTCTTTTGAAAAATTCTTATCCTTTACATACTGCTCCGCCTTCCGGCTATACGCATCAATGTCCATTTTGGATACTCGCTTCTTCGCTTCTGCAATTGTGATTCCCTCTGCTTTTGCATATTTTGTATAGAATCCATTGATCTCCTTCTGGATTTCATCCATCATGTTTGCATAGATCTTCTCAATCTCTTTCGTGTATTCAGCTTCGTCCTTGATATTCTTCTTCCGCTGCTCTTCTTCCCTATTCTTCCAGTACGTCCTGCTGCTCATCTGCCGCACCTCCGAACATCCGCTTCTCTACGATTGTTTCCTGCTTCTTTTCTTCCTCTTTCTCCATTCGATCTATTTCCTCAGTAACGTCCTTAACGATCGAGAGGACCTGCAGCTGCGTTTCCTTGGACACGATACTTTCAAGCGCCTGTGCTGTCTGCGCTTCCTCCAAGAGATTCTTCGGGATATTCCTACTCATTGTAAAATCAATATCTTTCCATGCGTCCCGATCTGACACATTCGTTGCAAGAGAGCAAAACAGTTTATACCGTTTCCTCATGGACTTTTCAGCTTTGCGGTCGAATGTCAACGCAAGATTGCTCATAGACTGCAGTTTATACGCAAGGGAAGTTCCAGAAGCATTTCCAAAAGATTCATCACTGATGTTCGCTACCATACTTGTCTGATAAATCAAATCCTCAAGCCGATTCAAGAGATTTTCCTGCGTTCCGTCTGCCGTAGGTTTGCCAAGAAACTGCACGATAATATCTTTTGCGTTATCTGTACCATAAAGGTTTATAATCCGGTTGTCGCGAATTTTATAAACGCCTTCCTCGTCCAATTCTGCACCCAGCACTGCAAGATACGCTTCTGCGAAAGAATCTACATCATTTGCCTTTTCTCCGATCACTCGGTTGTATGTTTCTACCATGCCGGCAACTTCCTCGTACAGGCCGATTCTCTCATCGTTTAACAGGTATTCAACACAGTTGATGCGCCCATAAGGGTTCAGCACTCCCTCCTGCATCTTTTCTCCCTCAAATGGGATGATTTCTGTCCTTGTTAGTATCTCACCATACCTTGTAACATTATCGTCCTTTTTCCCGTATCTCACTGCAAATAGGGCGCGGCTCTTTACGGTATCATCGTAGACAACAAACAGTTCTTTTGGATTGCAGACTACTGTCTTTGTCTTTGCTTCTTCATTCTGGTAAAAATACTCAAAAGCATGTCCGTAGATGCAGCACTTCTTCGCCAGCTCGTATTCTTGATCTGAGATATCGTTATCCCGGTCAAATTCAAGGATCGCATCTTTTATTTTTTCGTCTGGGTGCGATTTTTTAACCGGAATCCCATAAGCGTATCCCAAAAAGGTCTCTGTGATATACCTTGGGAAATTCACTGCCAGTCGATTATCCGGCTTCCATGACTCCTTTTCCGGAAGACGGAATACATCGTGGAAACCTTTGTATAGATTCTCAAGGTATCTGTACCTTGGTATTCGCTCTTCATGCTTGCGAATATACTCATCTACTAATGTCATATTGATTTCTTTATCAGCGGAACATAAAAGCGGTTCCGGCAGTTTGTATGGTCTTTTCCCATTCATTTTATATTCCTCCTCTAAAGGTCTTTAACTTCACTTTGCCTTTTCTCTCCTGCTCAATTGAGTACCTGAGCATCGCCATCGCATCATCGAAGAAATTCACCGGTTCATCTGTGAAAGTGTTCGTTTTCTCATCCTTTTTCCATTTCCACTGCTGGATCTCCTTAATTGTGTTTGTACAGGATGGATGAATGTGGATCGTGTGCTGCTTTAAGTAGTCAATCTGCGCTTTCACACTGTTTGGCTCTTTCTTGACCGGACATGCTCTGTATCCAGCTTTCTGCCACATCTTAATCCTGTCCGGCTCCGCAGAATCACAATACATGGTAATTCTCTTCTGGAATTTTCCCTCAGCCAACTGTATGATCTCTGATGTATCTTTTTCAAATACATACAACTCTCGACACAGATAGATATCTCCATCCTTGAATCCAACCTCCCCGATACAGTTCGCATGGTTGAATCCAAAATCCTGTGAATTTACCATGTAATCGAATCTTTCTGGGGATGTATCGAATTCCTCAACCACATAATTTGTAAGGATAAGCCCTCCGGTCTCTCCCCATTCGCCGAGTCCGTAAATCCGATACCCATCCGGATCCCGCTCTTTACGCATCATCATGCGCCGGTGATACGCTTCGTCTATGAACCGGTTCTGCAGGTATGTAGACTGGTGTGTGTATACATCATCACTCTTAATGTCAAAATACTTTGCTTTTAACCAGTGCGTTGCTGACACCGGATTGAAGCTGAACGTGATCTGATAATACAAAAATGGATTGAATGACAAGTCACCTCTGAGTCGGTCATCGAGAATATCGACATCCGCTTCATACAGCTCTGTTGCCTCTTCAATCCATATCCATGTTAATTTTCCGACATCAAATGTGATGGACTTTACTTTTTCTCGCTGTCCATCGTCTTTCATTCCTCGAAAAATCACTTTATTTCCAGTTACTTTAGAGATCAGCTCCATTGGATTGCTTCTGATCTGCCAGAATAATCCCGCTTTATCCCCGTATATTTTATATATTGCACTCTTCAACTCTGCATAGGTACTATCCTTGTTTGTTGTGTCTACTTTTCGGACACACAAGAGATTTGCACCTTTATACTTCGGATCACCAAGTTTGATGATAAAATTCTGTGCAATGTTTACTGACTTCCCAGAACCGGCAGAGCCTTTTGCTAGCCTGTACCGTTTCTTGCACTCATTGAACTCTTTGAAATTTCTGTTAAACCCAACATTAACTTCCTTCATCCTCATCACCATAGTCTACTACAATCTTCATGTCCATATCTCCTGCTACATCCAGCTTGTCATTCCACATACCTAAATGCCTGCCGAGAAGCTCGAGTGTCTTTTCCTTACTTCCTAACTTGACTTCTATCCCGTTCTGCGTTTCTTTGATTCCTGCAATAGCTGCTATTTGTGAATCTGATAGCTGATCCGTATCTTTTACTTGCACCATTCCACCCATCACAGATACATAGTCTGTCGCTCTAGCAAAAGCAATAGCAGCCAGTTCTTGGAGTACCATATCCTGCGTGATCTCTGTCCGCTTCTGACGCTCTTCCATTCGCTCGGAAATATATGCGGCAACCTTGACATTTCTCAACATCCTGCTTCCTGCTTGTGCTGCCGTTTGTTCTTTCTTTACAGACGGATATGCCGCGCGGTAAGCCCGTGTGGCATTTAGATCAATCAAGTACTCATCTGCAAATATTTTCTGTTTTTCTGTCATAGGACTCACCACCTTCCAAATTTCTACCATAAAAAAGAGACATCTAATCAGATGCCTTTTCTCTTTCTATATTCTTCAATTTCTTTTTTCTCTTTTTCCTGATCTTCTCTCCACATTTTTATAAGTTCTTTGTCGCTAATATTTTTTTCATCATGGAAATTTCTTAGCATACGCTTATGGTATTTTCGCCGTATATTTCTAAGTTCTTCATCTTTAATTCTTTCGATTTCTCGACTGGTCAAATCATCTTTGTACTGTTCTTCTTCTGTTAACCATTCCATTAAATCATATCCTCCTGTATTTTATATCATATATGCTACCGCAATATACGTTTATTTGCAATGCAATATTTAGGACTACTGCTGAAAGAATTAATAACGCCAACAAAAACCAAAATAACCAAATACACAATCAAAATTTATAAGAAAAAAAGGAGGAAACTTTGCAGTAGTCCACAATGGGTATAGCAGGATTCGAACCTGCGACACGTCGGTTAAAAGCCGATCGCTCTACCAACTGAGCTATACACCCATAGGATGCCTTTTATTGACATCCTTTACCCTATCCGCAGCACTCGGGTACGCTGATTACACTAAATATAGATTGCTGAATCTATTTTTTGTTTGTTTTGCAGATCTGCGGATATCTGCGTTTTGGTACCATTTGTGATGTAAAGCCGGTGTGCACTCCCACAGCAACCCCCAGCTGGTAAGCCGCAAACCTTACATCACAAAACCGTGTGCAGGGATCGAACCTGCTTGTCCCAACTGACCACGGCGTAAAAACACCGCCAGACAAGAAAGGGTAAAAGTCCGGCGGTGTTCTGAATGTTTGGAAAGATTGTTTTAGAACAATATACAATCTTTCTAGGATAATTATAGCATAAGTAAAATATAAATGCTATAAATCTTTAAGCTGTGCGCTTATAATCTGCGATACTCGCGCCTGGGTATATCCAATTTCATCTGCGACTTTTTGCTGGGTTTTCCCCTCAAGATAGTGCAACTCAAATATCTCTTTAATCTCCGGATTATCAATCCCATTTATGTAGTCTTCGACTTCTTTCTGCTCCTTCAGAATCAGTAACCTATCCGCTTCTTTCCTTCTGATCTGCCGTCTTACATTCTCTTCTTCGTAAGGATCATACATTTGTACGGATGTTCTCACTTCGGTGTACGGGAAATCTGCACTGGATCCTGTTACTTTCCCCATAACAACAGTTGGTTCCCGTTCGCAGAGTTCTTGTATCTGGTTCTCAATCCGGATAAGTCTATCTTTGTTTGGCTTATACTTTTTCAGTGTTTTCTTGTCCAACTCAATCACCTCCAGGAATTGGCTCTTTTATGTTGTATTTCTCTGCTATGTAGTCCACAGTATCCTTATTCGCCCTCTCGCCGCCTTTAAAGTCACAGGCAAAGGCTTTATGCCCCTTTTGCTTTAAAGCTGTCTCACAGGGCTTTCTCGTTGCCATCTTGTATGCTTCTATCTTTCTCACGTGGTCTGCTGTCTCCTTTCTACGTTTCATAGCATCTCTTGTCATTCCTGTACCACCTCAATTTCCTCTCCGGTCAACTCTTCCAACTTCTTCCGCATTTCTTCCACGGTCATTTTCTTCGATTCGGTGCGTTCCCAAATGAGTTCTAAGTTATAGTCCGAAAGCATATCTGCAAAGTTGTTATATTCTTGGATTGCGTAGACACCAACAATATCGAGATCTTTAAAATATCTGTGTGTCAAATCTTCTCGAAAGCAGTTTTGATCCGCATATCCATTTTCTCCGATTAATGCTTCGCTTATCACCATTCTCTTGTCACCATTTCGATGTTTCACTACCATCCCATCTTTCAGATCTGCCTTGGTAAATTCTTTGTCCATGTAATCACTCCATTCTAAGATTTTATAATTGTACTTTTCCGCAAAATCACGAGACGAATATTCTCCGTTTCCGTAATAACACGTTCCTTTGTTGTGCGCATTATAATTTGTATTTTTCAAATAACTTTCTCCGTTACACCACTTCATCCTATGTTCGTGCATCTGCTTGCAAAAGTCTACCGCTTCCTCCTCAGTCTTACAGTGCACCGCAATCTTATTACCTATATTTTTAAATTCATCCCAGTTAAATTTTCTCATATTTCCTACCTCACTATCTTTCGCACAATCCAATCCAAAAACACCACAAATAGCAGTATTGGGAATCCTCCAGCCAGAAGGTAATCTGCTCCTTCAAGTTCTACTTCCTCTTCGATTCCTGTTTTTAAAGTAATCACGGTTCCCAGCCCCAGGATGTAATACAGGGCTAGGAATGCGATTGTGATTATAATGTCCATCGTTATTCCTTTCTCATAGGTTCTGGTAGTGGCTGCCATGCTACAACCTTTTCATACCCCAATTCATCATTTGTTTTAAACACCGTATCAACGAATCCTAAACTTGTCGAATCGTAAATATCATGCCAAAATCCAAATCCATATTCACTATCATACTGGCAGAACATCGGCAAATCCTCTTCGTGATTTTCGACAATACACATATAGAATCTCATATCATCATCTTCTGGCAATCTATCTTCTACTGAAATCCAGTCTTTATCTTTCTTCCCGTCTTCATATCCGATCTGATACAACTTTTTTCTGCTGCATTCTCCGCACTTCGGAACATCGTCCATGTGAGAACGGATGATTTTTCTTGCAATATACCATGCAGTAAAACTATCTATCGCAAAATGATGAATGCCTGCTGAATCTTCTATGTCGTCTATGTTTTCGTCAAATGCTTCTTTTATCTCTTCCAAGATCTTCTCTAGTACGTTCTCCATTATTCCACTCTCCTAAAATCCTATATCATCTAAGAAAAAACCAATTTCTTCTTCAAATTCTTCTTTTTCAATACCATAATCTTCAAGCATTTCTTCTAATGGAAATACTTCAGACAGTTTTTTCATTAAGTATTCTGCTATTCCCTCTGTATCATATTCTTCGACAATAGTATCTTTCTGTAAAGGTTGAATCATTCCATCTTTTAAATGATGTGCAAATTCGTCAGCTCCAATAATTATTTTATTCCCTTTTGGAATAATTACTTTTTCTCCAAACATCTTCTCTACTTCTATATCACAATTTGATGTTAGGATTTGACCTATTTTGTATTTCATTTATTCCATCTCCTATTCCATGCTTCGATTGCATTTATTTTGCAAGTATTAATACTATTTAGTGCGTTGTCTGCATTTTGCATACTAGGACAATATCCTTCTGCTTTTGCATAACATTTTTTTGCATTCACACCAAATAGTCCAACCAACATTATTTTTTCTTTCCATTTTTATTCTTGCTTCTCCACCACAAAACGGACATTTCTTTAATTCTTCCATGTTACTCACTCCAATCTAATCTCTGTCCACACTTCTCACAATACTTCATTCTTTCTTTGCTTCTTCCAAACATACCAGTTGTACATAAATTACTATCACAATTCGGGCATAAGTCATACGGTACTCCATCAACTCCAACCAATGGATGGAATACACCTTGGCTGTCTGTCACTCCGTATTTTTTCGGCTCCTTCGCCGTATCCCGCTCTTTCAACTCATGCATCTCATTCATCAACTTCGCGCACTGGCTGTCCGCAAAATCAATAACCTTGTTATACTGGTTCAAAATATCGCACACAAACCGTCCCATCTTACACTCTGCGCATTTATCTTCTAGTTGCTCTCCGTTTAACTGATCCGGATATTTACACAGGTTGTCGCAGATATGCTCCATCATTTCCGTTGTAATCCCGTCCATCCATGTTTCTTCTTTTTTTTCGCCATTAGTCATTCCTCCGCAATAAAGTCTTCTATGCTCATTTGTTCATCTTTTTCATAAGCCAACATTTCCTCTGTCGCTCGCTTATAGAAATTTCTGTCGATCTCGAATCCATAAGCACTTCTTCCAAGTTCTGCAGCTGCTCTGAGCGTAGAGCCGCTACCGGCGCACGGATCAATCACCACATCACCTGGATCCGTGAAGATCTCGATCAGCTGTTTCAATACTTTCACTGGTTTTTGTGCCGGGTGAATTTTCGGGATTTCTTTCCCATCCTTCTCCCATGTGAACCAGTTAAATATCATTTTCCCTGTCCCCGGTATGTTCTTCCCGTTTTCGTCTGTTTTGACTCCGTTCCTGAATTTTGGAAGTCGATCACGATACAACACCAACGCATATTCCGTAGCCCCGACAATACGCATATTCGCTTTTAATACCTGTGGGCTATAGTTTTTGCAAAATACAAGTGGTATGTAATGCACAAATCCATGTTTTTCTGCCGCTTTGACCAGCGTCTGAATCTGCTCAAATGCACAAAATACAATCATGCAAGGGGAATTACTGCTTCTCCCTCTGCTGCACGGCTTCCTATCTTCTTTTTTCAGCATTTTAGAACAGAAGTGAAAGTATTCGTAAAGATTGAAATTAAAATCGGAATTAAAGGCTGCTTTCCCTGCAAGTTTACTTTCCCCGTTTTTATTGTCTCCACCTTTGTACCACATCGGATTGCTGCCATAGAAGTTGTTCCCTACGTTGTACGGCACGTCTGCAATAATCAACTGTGCTGGTTGAATCCCGTATTTTTTATAGTTCTGCATCGAATCTCTGTATAATTCACACTTTAGTTTTTTTCTCATTTTTTCTCAGAAGCCCGGTATACCCTTGCCCCGGCCGGAGGCTGGCTCCTTTCTATTTTTCGCTTATTTTTTAACCTACTGTAAATACCTCCGCATTAATATCCGGTTCGGATTTGTTATTGATCGATTGAGTCTGCAACTGGTTCGCACCCAGCCCTCGTGAAACTCCATGTAATTTGCAATGTTGCCAAAGATATCCTTGACCGAAGCTTCCTGTTTCTTTGACTTAGGCATCATATCGTTATCCTTCAGGAAGTTTTTAAACGTTTCAATGCTCGCATCTATTCCGCTCTCTTCGCTTATTGCTGCATAGATGTTCTGGATCGTAAGTCCGTATTCGATCATGTACTTAATTTCTCCCTTGTACGGTTCGTATTGTTTTCTTTTATTTTCCATCTTTCTTAACCACATCCTCTTGTTTGCTATTACCCTCTTTTTCACTTCTTTTCCGGTAATATTCTCAAGCACTCTGCAGATATGCTCATCCGTGCATCCGAGTTTTACCATCTCTTCGATTTGAAACTGGTACGGATCCAGAAAGTGTGCTGGTCTACTCATTTTCCTCTCACCCTTTTCTTTCTCTTGCGCTTGGAGCTAACTTTTGTGTAAAAATCCATGTTTCCGTGTCTTTTCTTGCAAATCTTAAACCCATATCTTTTCATGTTCATGCCTGTTCACCCTTTAAACTCCACCATGCTTTCACATTCTTTCCGTACCCTGTAGTCTGGATTCTTACTCCAAGTTCTGCTTTAGCTTTCATGATGTCCGACCTTTTAATTCCTGCCGCTTCTGACTCCATGAGCAACTTCGCCCCGTCATAGCGTCCACCTTCCATCTTGTCTTTTAGCCACTCTAATGCTTTGTCGTAGTCGGTCTTCGACATCGTATTGACCTTGTCCTTGATCTTTTCTAATTGGATGGTGTTGGTGTTCAGCTTATTCCAGATCTTTTCAAAATTTTCTTGCATGATTCTGCGATTCTCTAAAATCTCATCCCGGATGACTGTAAGTGCCTGTGCTGCGGTCATCCCTTTCTTTTCTGGCTCTTTCACCAGACTTCCCGGTTCAAGTCCGAGAAGTAGACACATGGTCCTTTCAAAATCTTCTGTCTGTTCCGGGTTCTTTGCCATATTGCAGACAAAAGACTTGCTTCTCCCGAGTTCTGCTGAGAATTTCTCTTTCGTTTTGCCCTGCTTTTCTAGTTCCTTACAGAGCAGAGCGTAATTTATTGTTACTTTCTTCGGTTCCATACTTCCTCCTTAATTCGAGTTCAGTAGTTGTTCTTCCAGAGAGTCCATGTCGTAATTTCTACGATCAAAGTTGTTATTATTTCTATGTGTCGGTTCTGATCTAACTGGCATTCTTCCCTTATCCTGTTCTTTGGATAGCCAGGAATTTATAAATCTTGCGATTCCTCTCTTTGTTTTTCTTCTCGCTTTATTGCTGTCTAACCAAGATTTCATTTTTCTGAGTTCCTGCATCACATCAACAGCAGGGAATAATTCACTCCACTTTGATACATTGTCTTCGTAAATCCAATGCTCTGTACCGTCATTCAACGATAGTGAGATGACTTTTTTCCGGTCTGGAGCTTCCGGCTCCGGACAAGTAGTATTTATACTACTCTTATCTATACTATCCTTACCTAACCTAACCTGGGTTTCCAGAGTGTCAACCGCTTGGTTGCCTCTTGGTTGACATGCGGTTGACAACTGGGCGACAGATGGTTGACAAGTGGGCGAAAGAACGTATTTTCCGTTCAAATTTTCCAATTTATTCAGTTCATCCAAACATCTTGTCTGTGTGTATCTATCTTTCCTGATCGAATTGTTTGTTTTCCAGTCAGAAATCACGATAACGCCACTTTCAAATGGAATGATAAACCCTTTTGCGACCAGTATTTTCAAATCATCTTCCGCTGCTCCAACCATTCTCACGATTTGCTTCGGAGACGATACAAAGCCGTCATCATCAGCTTTCATGCCGAATTGTAAGTACAGAGCTTGAGTTGATGACGGCATTTCAACAAACTTATCTGTGCATACAACATCTGCCGAAAACATTCTTCTGTTCGCCATCACTCATCCTCCGCAATATAGACCACCACGCAAGGTGTGTCCGAGTACACTTTTTCAATCTCCAGACTGGTCACCTGCTTATCATCGGTGTATGCGACTCCGTTCAGTCCATCCAGAATGATTTTTGCGATATTATCCAAGTCCGGCTTCTTATTCGGCTTTATTTCGCCTTTTAAGGCTTTTTCCTTATTCTTCTTAGACCAGCTCTCTGGAATCGGAAATTTCGCTAAAATTCGAACTCTCAGAGGGATGTCCGTGTAAAGCACGCCTATACTCTGCTTGTAAATCCTTGCAACTTCCTTTTCGTACTTTTTATTTTCTGGTGGCGTATATGTAATGACTTTAAATCCGGCTCTGCGGAATCTCGGTCTTGCTTTTCCAACCGGTTTGCCCGGAATTGTAATTACCATTTATTCTCCTTTCTGCTCCCGGAATTACCGGGAGACAATGAATCTGGCTTACTTAAGGTATTTGTGACGTACTGTGCAGCAGCCATGAACGGGTTACAATTTATAGCAAAGGTTTAACCCTTACTAACGTAGTGAAATTCTTGACGGAACTGCTCTTCTGTTCCGTAGTGCTGCAAATAATACTCCTTGCAGCGTTTTCTTAAGTATCGGTCAACTTTCGATGCATTCTCCCCTGCCCTTGTTCCGTTTGGATGCAGATCCGGTCTCAGTGGAGCTATGAATCCGTAATCTTCCGAAAGTTCAATTTCTCTCGATGTGTGGCTAAAAATATGATGACGCTCCACTCCGTAAACTCCGGTGTACATGCAATGATCCATGTCCTCTGTAAATATGCTCCACAGCTTCTTTGGTCTGCCGGATGCTCTTTGATGACCTTTTTTCTTTTTCTTTCGCTTCGGCTTTGGGAATGCCATGTCACTGTAATCAATACTCACAGTTCAATTCCCCACAACTCTTTCATTTTGCGAATTTCATCCGGCGTATCTGTCGGAATACCAAGACTTTTGCACTCTTCAACCGCTCCATCTATCAACATGCAAGCTTCGTTGGTATCGTATTCGCTCAATCCTTTCCAGCAGCGCAAAGTACAAACAGTAATACACTCATTCTCCTTGTTCACGAATTCTTTCTTGTTCTGTACTTCTACAATCCGGTAACAAGCTCTTGCAAGATGCACCTGATCGGACGGAAGGCTTATAAAATCTGACGTCCCGTATATCCTTAAAAGATGCAAATACACATCGTTTTCAGTCTGTCCGTTTTTCATAACGCTGCGGAGTTCTTTTACCAGCGTCCAAAAGTATTTTCTTTGCTGATCTGTTTTTGATTCTTTGTGCAGAGCAATACTCACATCGACATCTTTATCGCAAATCGACTTTACCAATGATCTAATACTTTCTTTCACGTAGTTCGGCATCTGCACTCTACTTCTGATCCACACTGTCATGCTTTGCCGCCTCCATTCTCGCTATAAAATCTTTGATTTGGCTATCTGTCACCTGTTCAATATTATCCAACCTATATACCTGCATAAAATTCGCTTCTGAACATCTGCGCTTTTTCAGTTCGTTTCGCACTCGCTCCACTCTTTCAAATGGAGAATCGTACTTAGTTCTATCTGCCCCAAAGTACACGTCTGCTCCAATTCCAAGTTGCTTACAAGCTACAGAAATAGCGTCTGTTGTTGCCATTTTGTAACATTCATCGGAAACAAAAAGACCATTTCTTTCGTTTTGCGATAGCTTACTCCCCCCAGTTCCACAGATCGGTTGCGACCACTCACCATCTACCTTTATAAACAGTTCGATATCTACGAATGCAACTGTTTCACCTCCTGCCTGCTCCGTCCATTTCTTAACAGGCTTGTAAAACCAGCCAATGCCACACGGACCATATTCGCTTGTAAGTACTTTGATTCTCCACATAGGGTTAATATCCGTCATTCCGTTCAAGCGGCCGCCTTTGATAGGCTTCTTTGCTTCTTCCGGGACAATTCTAACCCTGTTATATAAATCCAAATTTCCCATGCTTACACCTACCGAATCTGAATATTATTATTCCGTACCAATACAACGCCAGAGAGTTCAATTCCATCTTTCAGTGCCTTTTTCACCTTGGTCTTGTCCACCTCTGGATCAGTGAACTTCAAGTATTCTTCATCCAGTTTTGAAATGTCTTGCACCTCTACGCTCTCTGATTTTCGATAAGAGATGCTAACTCTTGGTGTTTTGAATTTCTCTCCACACAGGTAGCCAGACAGGTATTCTTTCAAGTTTCTTGCCTTGTTTTCACATGATTTCTGGCGGTCAGCCAGTTTATTTTTCTCTGCCTTGATTGCTTCTGCGTCAGATAAGAGGTTTTTGATCCAGAGAGCAATTCCCTCTACCTTTTTGTCAAAATCCATCTGCAACTGTGCCAGCTTTTCCGGGTCGATAATCTCGCCTGTTTCCTGATCTACACAATTTAAAATCTCTTCGTCAATCTCGTATAATGTTGCCATTTGTTATTTCCTCCATAAAATCGCAATAATTCTGATAGTGTCTTTTACGCACTCTAAAATATCTCTGTTTTTCAATTACTTCTTGGTCTGATGTTTCCTCTGTTTCTTCCGTGCATCCGTACATATTATTCGCCTACCTTGTCTACTGCTTTTTCCAGCAATACTTTTGCCAAAACGATTGCATCATCTAGTTGCTTATCTGTTTCAATACCGTCAAACAAATCGTAATCTCCATCAGCAACAAATCCGTTTTCTTGCGCCCAGAGAACTATTCTGCTACCGTAGTTCGAAAATTCAATGTTTACGTACGGATACCCATCCTTACCTTCTCCGCGCTCTTGAATCTCAAGAATTAAGTCTAAAAATTCATGTATTTTCTTTCTGTCCATTGCTTATCCTCCTACTCATCCTTAGACAATCTAAACTCCATCAAATCTGCCAGCATCAAATATTCCTTTGCCAGTCGACTGTCTCCGTGTCGTTCTTTCACCTTTTCTCTAAATTCCCTCAGTGTTCCGCAAAAACATCCACATCTCACGCTGATTCCGCCGTCTTTCGTGCGGAAAAATGTTGTCGTCCTATTTTCCGATCCGAAGCAGCTTGTAGCAGAATAATCACGGCAGTTTTGAACCCGAGCGTCACCGGATACCCAAGCGTCACCGGATACCCAAGCGTTACCGCATACCCGAGCGTCACCGGATACCCAAGCGTTACCGAATACCCGAGCGTTACCGAATACCCGAGCGTCACCGGATACCCAAGCGTCACCGGACTGGTCAAGATTATTCTCCCTTTCTATAAATCCGCCCAATTCTCCCTCTGCTACATCACCAAACGACACAAGAGCCTTGATTCTAAAGAGCGTCTTTCCTAAAAAAGTTACAGATTCGCTGGTTAATTCAAATTTTTTCATTTACATTTCTCTCCTTTTCGTCTACAATTTAACTGATTTAATTTCTTGAGTGCTTGAGGGTTGCCGCCCTGTGACAGCACTCTTTTTTAATACCCAAACACCAGATACCACGACAGTAGCACCAGCACGAACCCGATCACAGATGCTGTAACCTTGTGCCAGTAAGGTTTGTCCTGCTCCGGTAACTCAACAGATACGGAGCGGATATCCCAACTGTTTAATGCGTTCGGCTGCTGGGTGGTCTGGCAGTGGTAGGTTCCTTTAATTTCCATGGTCTTCCTCCTTTAATTTCACGGATTTTCTACCTTGATACTCCAGTTCCCTGCAGTAATTGTTTAAACAGGCGATTGCGTGCAACTTTTGCTCCTCAGAATACCAACCAACCCTTTCTGTGGATTCCAGTGTCTGGATAAATTTCTCGATCTTGTTTACTGTTAATCTTTTCATGGCTTGTCCTCCCTTCCTACCGCCTAGGCGGTTTTCTCTTCCGTGTAATTTCTTGCTGTCAGAGCTTTCCGGTTTAATTTTTCTGCAAATAATTCAGCGTCCGGCAAGTCTTTGACTTCCACTTCTTTTCCGTTGATTACTACAATGTTCTTTATAGTCACTTGCACCACCTCTCTAATATGTATGACGGATGGATTGTCCGAGATATGTTGTCCATCCAGCCTTATTTCTGGTCTGTTCCAAATCTATCAGCCATCATTTTCACAGCATCCTCGACAAGCTTAATACTCATGTTGAACATCCTATCTACCTCGTTTTGAGTAACGCTCATGTATTCCCTTGTAATAATAATGCTTGTAACAACAGAAACCATGATCGAGCAGATAATGCTTGCTATTACAATCTCCATGTCAGTCCTCCAATTCTATAACCAGCGTGCCAATAAGGGTTCTTATTGTTTTCACAGGTTTTTCCAAAAATTTTGGGTCTTCTCCGGAAATGCTTCCAGGTTCATATATATTTACTGCCGTACCCATTTCTTTTTGATATACAACTTTCACGAGTACATCGTCGGCAATTAAATTTGCCAAGTCTGACAATCTCAATCCAGACAGTTTTTCAGCTTTAATACTGCCGGCTACAATACTTGGTGTCTTAATGATGCCGTCAAAAACCTGGACATCCATATTTACTGTAAGATCAGCGACGCAATCTTCCTCTTTCTGCTCTAATCTGTATGATTTCACGCAGTTGAGCTTCTTTCCGTCTAAAAATAATCCATTGTCGATTTTTACGTTGCTAAACATTTTCCTTTTCCTCCTTTTCTCCTATGCCACTCCGTATTTAATAGCCAACTCTTTTACGATAGCCGTATATCCCTCAATCAGTTTCTTATCATCAGCAATCACATCAAGATAATTCAATTTGTCTCTTCTGGATTTGCAAACACCCTCATCTGCCATTCTCCTACGCCTGTTCGTGAGTCTCTGCTTTACATTCACTCCCATGCGTTTTTCTAACAACTGATAGGATTCTGCTCTTACATCTTGATAAGACTTGCTGTCTCCGCACTCCATACCAATTTTTCTCAAGATTCTTCCGGTATCTTCTCTCCATGATGTTGTATCGATTGCAACAACCTCACGGATGCTTTCAATCCGTTCTTCCACGTACTCAAGCTTCTCTGCTTGACGCTTCTGCTCAATTTCCAAGTTAATCATGACCTGCAACTGCGGTGAGAGCTCTTGTGTGGCAAGGGATGCCGCTTTGTATTTCTTTTCTACCCGAATGAAATATCTGCGTACTTGCTTTCCTTTTTCATTCCGCTCAAGCATTGCCATTTCTTTGGCAGCATCCAGTTTGATGATATGGTCTTTTTTAGAGGTTCCTCCTGACACTGTCGGAATTTCGACGGTGGTAAAATCTTCGTCTTCCTCCGCATCGATATCTAACACTCTTCTTTTGATCCACTCTCTATAGTTGCTCTTTACTTCCAGAACCTCATGCAGTTCTGATCCGTATACTACTTTTTCTCCTGTGCTTGTCTCGTATACTGGGACAAGTTCGTTTTCAATTACTGTTAAATTGTTCACTGCTTCTCTCCTACTTTAATAATTCATCAATAGTGCACCCTAGCACCTTTGCTACTTTGGACAGACTTCTTATTGTTGGACTCACTGTATTCCACTTATAAATGCTTCCGGTAGAAACGCCAGCCTGACTTTCTAATAAATTGATAGAAATTCCTTTTTCTGCCGCTCTCTTAGATACCTTGTCGAAAATATTATTTTCCGTATCAATCACTCCTTTCTTTTTGATTGAGTTCTGAAAATATCACAATTTTATATTGACTAAGTTCTGAAAATATTCTATAATCTAGTTGTCAAGCAAAATTACAAAATAAATTCCAGCATTCTTATTATCGCAATTTTTTGCGATTTTTTCAGAACCCTATAATCACATTATACGCGATAATTTCAGAATGTCAAGAAATATTTTGCGATTTTTTCAGAATTTTGAAAGGAGTCTACATATGACACTGAGAGAACGCGTAAAACATCTATGCAAAGAACATGGAATTTCAATGAATAAATTGGAAAACGAACTTAATTTTGGAAAAGGGTACATAAGCAAATTAGGTTCAAGTCAACCAAATGTTAACAAGCTCCAGCAAATCGCTGATTACTTCAGCGTATCGTTGGATTATTTAATGTCTGGAGCATCTAATGGTGATAATCCGTCATCACTCACGGCGAAAGATGAGCGCGACATTGCAAAAGATATGGAAAACATCAGAAATAAGTTGAAAAACAATGAAGAAGGTCCTGCTTCTTATGATGGTCAAGCTATTCCAGAAGAAGATATCGACTTACTTCTTGGGCAAATCGAGCTGATGATGAGAAGATTAAAGCCAATTAACAAAGAAAAGTACAACCCTAACAAAAATAAAAAGTAGGTGTATAAATTGAGAACGAACGATATTAAGCGTTTAGTTGAATACTACATAAAGAAATTTAATACAAGAAATCCTTTTGAGCTTGCAAAATGCTTGAATGTCGAAGTTCAATTAGGCCATTTGGGAAGTCGAGCTGGATGCTATATGTTTCTGAAGAATCACAAATGTGTTTTCTTAAATGAAGATTTAGAGGAACATGAGCTGAATCTTGTAATGGCTCACGAGTTAGCACACTCCATTCTTCACAGAAAAGAAAATTGCTACTTTATCAGAAACAAGACTCTTCTGTTATCTTCTGCCAATGAAATAGAAGCTAACACATTTGCCGCAGAACTTCTCATACCAGATTCTCTCATCTATGAGAATCCGGGCATGACAAAAAGCCAGATTGCGAGGCTGGCTGGATATGATGAAAAGATTATGGAATTTAAAAGCATAGTGTAATTCCTATATAAAAAAACACCTTTTATCGAACTGGTGTTTTTTATAGGAGATGTTTTTATGACTGTACATAAGATGATAAAATTTTATGTTTTAGAACCAGAACCTTGTTGGTCTGTAAATGGCTTAAATTCAGATAATCTTAATTTAGCAACATATGCCATTTTTAAATCTGCTTTTCCGCAAATAGATTTTTATGATATGGAATTTGAAAAAAAGAAATTATTTTTTGACATAAAAGAGTATGACGATAAAAAAATGTTTGGAACTTGCTCTACCGATGAAACTATAAGAGCGACAAGTTTTGTACAGAAAAGAAATAAGCTGACTAAAGAAGCTGTTCCATACACTACTGTCGAAAGTGGGGAGCAATTAGAAGCATATACCTTTTTTTATATAGATTTCGTCCATAATCGAATGGCAGTAATTGCGAACAAAAAAATATCAAAAATTCATGAGGCCTTACGTCAATTTATTTGGGAAGAATCTGGAAATATGTCCAAAATACGCATTTTCCCAGAAATGATAAAAGATATCAGACGAGAAGCCAGCTCTATTCTAAATCCATCTTGGATTGAAATGGAATTTGCTAAGCCGAACTGCATGGATGATATTCCAACTTTAAAAGAATCACTAGGTTCTGATTTTCAAGCAAAAAAATTTAAAATAAAAATCAAGTTAGAAGAAAAACATAATCCACGTTTGATAGACAGGATAATATCAATAAAAAATAATTTCACACGGGAAGATATTCCATTATTAAAATTATATGGAAAAAATGAATTAGGAGTCGATGAAACTATAAATTTCATTGAATCTGTGTATACAAAAACAGTACCGTTGGCATTGACCGATGATACCGCTACAAATATCAACTATATTAAAAATAAATTAGAGGAATTTTTAAATCTTCATTTAGGAAAAATCACTAAGCACTAAAATATAGTAACCCGTAATAAGCATATTCACTAAGCCTGCACAAAACAGGTAAATAACAATAGAATAACAATTTGTAAACAACCAAATCAGCAAAGCAACACTTAAAATCATGATCCCTACACAGATATTGCTTAACAAAATATGATTATGTCCTGTATTTTTCATTCTTTGTTTTACAGTATCGTTTTTAGGAAATGATAGATAAATCGTAAGTACCGTTAAGAATATTCCTATTATAGATATTATAATCCCTATCAACGCATCCATTTTCTTTTCTGGCACTTTCGAAAGTAACCCATACTTGTTATCTATCACTGACAGTGATATAAAGCAAAATATTGGGAAAATTATAGCTGAATGATATTTTATTTTACTTTTTAATTTTTTCATAACTACACCACCTTGTATTTTCATTATATAGATATTTTATTATTTTGCAATGATTCGAACATATATTTTGCAAATTTCAAGATGGTCTTAAAATGATATAACCGCTTAGGCGTTTATATAGAGTAAAGTGGTGTTAATGTACAAAAGAAAGTGAGGAAACTATGAAAAAGAAAATTGTAGCAATGATATTAGTAGGAGCTATGGCATTATCCATCACAGCGTGCAGCGGAGATAAGGAGCCGTCAAAAAATAATGAACCTAAAACTGAAAAAGTAGAAAAGGAACCAGAAGTTGAAGTAACATATCAGAGTATCCTTGATGATTACACGCAGAAGATTGCTGATGCTACCCCAGGACTTGTGGAAGAATACAATAATGAATCCGCAGCTATCGCAGACGATTTGAACGCGCTTGCTGAATTATCAAATAGCAAAGTAGAGAAATTAGCCGAAATTTCCAACCAGGGAGTTTCCGAAATGGCTACACTGATGCAGAAAAATGGAGACGAATATAGTGTTTACGAGGAATGGTCATTAAAGTTAACTGATGTGTATACACAGTACGCCGCACAAATCACTGATGCATATACCGCTTCTGCTGCCGGAATGAGCACAGAAGACATAATGAATTCATTAAATTCTTTAGGAGAATAAAATAAAAACCGCCCCGGTGCTACCAACACAGAGACGGTCTACATACCCGAAGATATGCGATTAAAATCCAAGAATATTGTATCATCTTCGGAAACAGCTTGCAATCCAGAACATTCGTTCATGTGCTGGCTGTTATTTTTGTACTCGTTTTTGCATAAAATTAAATAAGGAGATGACGACATGGAAACGAAATACGCTTTTGGATACGTCCGTGTATCCACAGGAAAACAGGATGAATTATCCCCGGATTCTCAAGCGAAGCTATTGAAAGATTACGCGAAAAGTCACGGATATGTAGTATCGAAAATCTTTTTTGAACTCGGAATATCCGGAAGAAAAGCAGACAAACGCCCAGAGTTTCAAAAAATGATCGGTCTTGCGAAATCATCCGATCATCCGGCAGATGCCATACTGGTATGGAAATTCAGCCGATTTGCACGAAACCAAGAGGAAAGTATTGTATACAAGTCCTTGCTCAAGAAAAAGCATAACGTGGACGTAATAAGCATCTCTGAACCACTGGTAGATGGTCCATTCGGCTCTCTGATCGAACGGATTATTGAATGGATGGACGAATATTATTCCGTTCGTCTCTCCGGAGAAGTAACCAGAGGAATGAAGGAGAAGGCAGAAAGAGGTGGATACCAAGCACGCCCACCGCTCGGGTATAAGATCGTGACTCATAAGGAACCTCCGGTAATCGTTCCCGAAGAAGCGGAAATTGTGAAACTGATTTTTGAAAAGTATGCGAATGAAAACTTAGGCATATTTGAAATTGCTAGGCTTTTAAATATGCATAATTTCAAAACCTCGCACGGGAAAGAATTTGAACGCCGATCTATCGAATATATCTTGCAGAATCCTACTTACTGCGGTATGATACGTTGGAATCGGACAATCAATGAATCCAACGAAATCCGCCCGGAAAGCGAATGGATTGTCACCGATGGGGAACATCCTGCAATCATAAGCAAGGAGCTATTCGATAAAGCACAGGAACGATACAAGAGAGAATACAGGCCACGTGGTTCGAGACCAGTAAGCACATACAAGCACTGGTTGTCTGGTGTCGTTAAATGCCCAGCGTGTGGAAGGACGATGACTGCAAACACGATCAGAAATAACACAAGAGTGTACTCTCATTTTAGGTGCTATGGATACACAAAGGGGAAATGCATGGCGAACAACTCTATCAGCTCAATCAAGTTAGAACCTGCAGTACTGGAATCCATCAAAACTGTGCTTGATAGCGGTAAAATCACATACCGAAAGATTGAAGCCAAAACCGATGACACTGTGGACTTAAAAACCATACTGGAAGACCAGATCAAAAAGATCGATGTGAAACTGCAAAGAATCAAAGAAGCCTACATGAACGGGATTGACACTATGGAAGAATACAAGGAAAATAAACAGGCTGTACAAGAAGAAAAACAACACCTTGAAAAACAACTGTCCGAAATCAAGGAAGAAAAAAGCAACAGCAAAGATGATGACGAGGACATGCTGCTAAGGGTGAAAAATGTGTACGATATTCTCTCTTCCGACTCTGTTGATGCGACAACCAAGAATGATGTGCTCAGGAGTGTTGTAGAAAAAATCATCTACGAAAAGGATAAGGACTTGTTAAAGGTTTATTACTACTACATGCCGTAAACCCTTGAAAACACTGGGTTTGCTTGTGTTTGTAGGTTGTTACAAAAAGGTCATCCAGTCTGGACAGCTGACCCTGTTTCCATCACAATACTGTGTCAGGATCGGCTGACGCACATTCGGACGGGACAGATAGTTTGCAAAAATCTCA